TGAGAGGGCGCAAACGGCCATCATGCCACGGCTCTTGTTGGCTACGCCTGCGTTGGTTGCGATCTGGTAAACACCGTTCAGGATGGTTTCTTCGATGTCCCGGGCGATGATGCCTAGAACGTAATTGATCTGCCAGGCGTTTTCATCGTCAACGGCGTTGCTTGCTCCTGCTGTGTTGATACCAGACAAGCGGCCTGCGTTTGATAACTTCTCATAACTCAGGCTTACAGCTTCCTGGAATATTTGTGCTACGTTCTTAAGCTGGGTGCGTACTGCCTGGGTTGCTGTGGGGGCGGTCAATGATGTGGTTTCGTCGATGGCTGGCTGGCTCTCTGTTGGGAAGTCGTACTCCGATGATACTGGAAATTCGAAGTTGTCTGTTACCATCCCGCCGCCCGACATCCCGCCGATCATGGTCAAAAATGGTGTTTCGAGCATGTCAGCTGTGAATAGTTCGCCCCAATAATTTACTAGGTTCCAAATTGTTCCTTGTCCACTTACCTGGGTCATAATAATTCTCCGTTTAGTTTAGTATTACACCCTCCCGTGCCGCTTCCTGCTTTATCCTGATAACGTCGATGTTCTGTCCGGCCTTCCTTGCTGCTTCCAGCTTGGTTGTCCATTCTGCGTCGTCTGGATCTGCGTCCGTTTGCGGGTTGGGTGTCTTTGTTTGGGTGGTCTTGATGGGTTCACCAAAAAGATATACATGTTCCTTTTTTATGGTTTCGAGCTGTTCTGACAATCCCAGGATCTTGCCGTCATTGAGTGTGATCGCTTTGGTGTCGAGGTGGGCCATAACTGATAATTCGTTCTTTGCTCCAGATCTGATAACTTCCAGCCGGATCTCGTAATCGAGTGCGGCCTGGTCTCCTGCTGCTTTGGTTTCCGTTACCGTGTCCTGGCTTGCTTTGAGTGCTACGTCAGCGGCTTCTTTGATCTTCTCGATATCTTCGGTGGATGTCCCGACTGCTTTCAAATCGCCTTGTAATTTTGTGATCTGTTCTGCGAGCGATTTTTTTTCTGCTGTCAGGCGTCCGACTTCTCCGTCGTGGTGGTCTGTGCCGGTGTATTTGCCAAGTGCAAGATTTGCGAGCTTTATCTTGTCTTCGTCTTCCTTGGCTGCCTCGTTGTGGGCTGTGATCTTAGCTTCAAATTCTTTGTATAACTCATCACCTAAAATATCCTTCATCCATTCCATGTTGCAATTCTCCTGGTTTTTATATAGCCGCTTCCTGTCTGCGGCGGTGTCTCACGATTGGCCTCGTGTTGGCGTTTTGTGGCATTGGCCTGCCACTGGCGGGTAAAATTCCGTATTGTTCCTGAGTGCCTGGCGGCACACGATAGGCTTTACATCTGTCTGTTATTGTAGCAAATTATTTGTGGTTGGTCAATAGCGAATTATTGATATTCTTCGATTGCGAACCCTGCTTTGATAAAATCCTGGGCGGTTGCTTCTGCCTGTTCTCTTTTGTCTGGGAACCACCAATTAATAAATAAGCTGGTGTTATCGCACATGCACTTTATACTTAATTCCCAAACCTTTGTTTTCCTGTTCCATGATGCGACCGGGGTTAATGTGTCTATACACTCTGGGCAAAATGCTACGAGCAACCACTTTGCTCTTGTCCTGTTTTCGATGTAGGTCTTTATCTGGTCGAGTATCTTTTCAAACCATGTCATTGCTTTCATGCGTTTTCTTTGTCCTCCTCTGTTCCTTTCCAGATCTCGAATTTTGTTACCCGGGCGAATATAGTCGGTTCGTGCCTCCTGTTGTATATTCTCAATCTCTTGATGTGCAGCGTAAAAAAGTAAAACGATGGCCAGCTGCTGCTCTTGCTCCAGGTGTCGAAATTTATTGTAATCATAGTATCTTTACCTGGTAGGATGTTACAGCGAATACCTGTCCTTCGATTGCGTGGATCGGTTCACCGCTTTCCTGTTGTCCAACCTTCTTTCCCAGGAACGTGATCGAACAGCGTGTCTGGTCGGGGCTTGGTGTTATTGCGAATTGCTGGCATTGTTCCTTTTGTGTGGGTTCGTTGCCGACGATGTAGGTGATTTCGTACTTGTTTTGGTTTTGTGCTGTCATTATGGTGTCTCCTCTCTGATAATTGGGTCGATGAACATTTCTGCGATCTCATAATCGCTCTCTTGCTCCTCTTTGGTTAGGTCTTCGAAATCGGTGTTCATAAGGCGCTTCCATCGCTTTACCTTCTCTGATGGAATAGCGACGCCGTAATCAAAACCGTCGTCCGGGCCTTCTGAGCACTGAGTAAACATATATTTCATCCAGTGCGCCCAAATGTTGTGGGCTGCCTTTGCTGCTGCCTTTGTTGTGTCTGTCATGCTGCCTCCTCTTTTGTCTGAATTTATTTTTTATAGCCCCAGGGCCTTCTGGTCATGCGTTGGGCTTTTCTGCGTTGATCGGGTCGAACCTGATGCCGTTATCGCCTGGGTAGGGCTTGGTGTGGTCGTTGTCTCCGTTCCAGATCGGTAGGGGGATCTCTGAGAACGCTCTGCATTTTCTTTTGGTGGTGCTTTCGTTCTTGCAGAATGTGCATATAGGGCTTATGTCAATTGTCTGGTTGTCCAAGTCTAGTTCCATATTACCTCTTTGATCTCTTGTATCCGATATCTATTTCTTCGTTTACGGCTTCCCAAACCAAATGCGTTATATTGCTGTTGGCTTGCTCTGTTGTCATCCATTTATTTCTGACAGCAACTTTCAATCCTGCTCGGACGTCGTTATAATGCTTGGTGATTATGGGTTTTAGTATTCTCTCTGACGGCCATCCTTCTGGCGGCCTGGTCATCGTGTATATATAATCCTCTCCTATAACTCTGGCTTCGGCAGGGTTCTTTTTTGCTATTAGGATCACATCAGAGTCAGAAAACGATTTGCCGCTGGGGTGGTTGTGGGTGACGATATTATCTGTTATATGCTTGTCTGCGCTGGGTGCCACTCTTACAGCTTTTTTAGTTCCGAGGCTTGAATATAGTTCTTTTCCTTTTTTGTCAAAAACCACGAATTTCTCTCGATCAAGTCTTGCCATACGGGTTTCTTCTTTTGTTATGCGCTTTTGTGCTGTTTCGGCCAGGTTGTCAAATCCTATGGCTTCACCTTCTATTTCCTTTACGACCTGGCGACCTGCTGCCCGATATCCTTCCTGTAATTCGTCCCAACCTTTGCCTCCCTTGTTTTTCATCCTCATGAATGTCGATAACCTGGCGGGGGCCTCGTCTCCCATCCTGGTTCTGTAGCGCTGCCATTGTTTCCGGTTGGCCAGTGTGGTTGCGTTGATTGCCTGGCTTTTGTTGTATGCTTTCAGGTTTCTATTGAATATTGCTTGCGCCTCCGGGGTCATGTTCTCTATTTCAAAGGGTCTGTTCGAGAATTCTTGATCTTTGACAAGTTCGGCGGGGGTCTTTAGTGCTGGGATGTATGGGTTAATCCGGTGTCGGCAGTTTGGGTGTATGTTCACGTGATCTCCTGAGTAGGCCACGTCGAGGCGGGGGTATCTCTTATCCCGTCCCGAGATGGAATAAACCCGGCCTTGTAATGGCCAACAGATTGGGCATGATGTTGTGTGGGCTGTCATCTTTACCAGGTCACCGGCGACTTGCTGGGTTCTCTTGATGCTGGCTTCGTTGGTCACTTCGGCGGTTGCGGATCTTAGTACGACTTCTGCGTAGGCCGATAATGACATGCGAACCGGCTTTCCCATCCTCATGTATTCTATGGCTGTTACGCCTTCGTTGGTTATGGCCTGGATTAGTGCAGCTTGGGCTTGTCTCTTGGCCGTCCCGGTGATTACTTGTTTCGATATGGCGTCGGTAATAATCTGGTCGTATAGTGCTGCCATCCTTCTTTCGGTGTCGATGATCATCTGTTCGAACTTGTTTATCACGCCTTCGACGGCGATCTCCACTGCCTCCTGGTCGATTACTGTGAAGCTGGGGAAGGTGGGCGGCTCTACTCCTGCCTCGATGTACTGTTCCAGGATTGCTTGGTCGGCTGCTGCCAGGGCCTGCCTGTGTTCTATGGGTATGTTTTGCTCCACCCATTCCACTGATTTTCCCAGCAGGTCTGCTAAAATCCTGTTGGTTTCTGCTAACAGTCCCGACCGTAAAGCTGCTGTTCCTATGCTGCCACGCTCTGAGAAGGCCACAACCATGTCAATAATGTCTGCTTGGGCCTTCTGGTACGCTCGTATCAGCTTTTCTTCTTTGGTCGGGGTTGCTGGCGCTTGGGGAAGGGTCATTTACTTGTGCCGCCTTGACCCTATAATTGCCGACGTGATTTCTGTACAAACACGCTCCTCCATTTTGTAATGTTCGTATTGACAATCACCCAGAAGGATATGCACTAATTCATGTACTACGATCCTCTCAAGACCTTGTTTGTTCATTCTGTCGCAACTTCTGAGATTAACTGATATGGTTGATTTTTTATATGCCCATTGTTGATAAGTGCACATCGTCACATCTTCGTTAGCTATTATTCCATTGGAATAAAGGTGATCTGCGTAATAATCCACATCAAGGAGGTAGCCTTGATCTACTACAAGATATTGCCAATCTGCGAATATGGCGGCTATGTCGTCTTTTAGTTTACTATAGTCGCTCATTCCTGATCATCGCCCCCGAAACCTCCTGGTGGGAAGTTGGCACCGGATCGGATCGTACTTATGGCCATAGCGTCTTCTGCTGTGATCTCATCCGCTTTGGTCTCTGCAGCTTCTTTCGATAATCCGTCTTGGGTCATGATCTGTGCTGTTATTGTGTCGGTTGGCTTGCCACCCGTTCTGATTACGCCAACCTCTGCCAGCTCCACTAGGTCGTCTGGTAGGCCGTCCTTCCAAACAATCTCTATGTCCTGGCGAGTGAACGCCTTCCCGTGGCCGACTTCTGACGAAAGGGCGACCGCCTGCCTGATGGATGTATCAAAGTTATTTCTTATCCTGGCGACTTTGGTTAGTGGATTGACGTATAGTAATTTGAGCGCACGACCCGAAAGGTTGCTCCCGGCTCCTGTATCACGGTCAAACATTGCGCTTCCCATTTCTGTTATCCAGGATAATAGGTCGATAATGAATTCCATTTCCTTGAACGATGCCTCAAGTTGACCGTCCCAGACGATATACTCTAAGTCGGGATCTTCCTTGCTATCTCTGGCGAAGAAATTCCCGCTTTTCATATTGTACTCGCCTGTGTCCTCGTTCTTGGTTAGGGCGCTGGTAGGGCCTGACAATGACGGTTCGGCGTGCTTGTCTAGGACGTGCATGATCTGTTCTAGGCGAACCTGTAGTTCGTCGACCAGGCAATAAATATCCTTGTAGTCGTCGATCCCAAATACTGTGTTTGATGTCACTACGTTGTGGGAAGGAACGACGGCGAAGTCCGAAAGGCTGGTATCGATCACGGTCTCTGTCTCTGTTTGTTCTCCGATTTCCTGTTCATCGCTGGTGTTTATTACTCCGTATCCGATTGACAATATTCCCAGTGTCCCGTTTTCCTCGATGCGTCTTTCTCCTGTTGCGTACTTTCCTTTTTCGTGAACCTGATATTGCAAAAACTTCTGTTCTTTTTCTTTGCCGTTTTTTGTTATTATCCTGGAAACGACCCAGGCCAGAACGTGATATTGTATCTTTTTTACGTTGCTCTCGAATGATACTGGGAACCACTTATTGGGCGATATGATTGTGACGTGTCCGGGGGTTGTGGCTTCGATTACTTCCCCGTCCTGAGTTTCGGCACTGCTTTCCACGAAGAAAACACAATCACCGAACCGGCTGGCGTCGATAGCTGCCTGGTATCCTAGCGACCCGATATCCGACAACTCGTTTATTTCGTCGGCTGCTGCCTGGTTAGCCTCTGTCTTGGCCACGAGTTGGGGCCTCTCCACGAATAGCAGATCGGCGGTTTTGTAGGACACCTTTCGGTAAAAGTTGATCAACATTTTATATTTGACCACCCGAAAGTCGTTGCCGATGAGGTTTATTATCCGCTGGTATCTGGATTTATTCACCGCTGCCTCGTTATCGAACTTCTGCTCGTTTAGGTGGTATCTTGCCAGGCGGGCCTTCTGGCTGTGTGGCGGCCAGGGCTGGCCTTCCTTCAAAAAGTCTAGGTTTGTTAATACTTTGTCTGCCATAATTATATTCCTTTTATTGAGTGCATGCCGCCACCTTCTCTGTGTGCCATGTCTTGTTCGTTGGCGTATCTGATGTCGTCTATGTGGTGGTTGTTCTTATCGCTTGGGTTGGTTGTGATCTCTCCTGTCGCCCGGTTCTTTTTCCAGTGGTATAACTCGAACTCCTGGCGGGTGTGGATTAGTTCGGGCATTATAAATATCTTTAGGCTGCGCAGCCACTTTATCCCAAAGCGCACGCTGTCCGGGCCTTTCTTCGCTCCTCTTGCGTTTATTCCATGCTCTTTTAGGGCCTTGATGCTCTTTGGTTCGGCGCTGTCGCACGTTATTATACCATCTCCGATGACTGGTTTTAGGTTCTCGGATAGTTCTAGGTCCGACATCTCGATCGCTCTGAATTCCCGGAAGATATAAAGGCTGCTGCGCCTCTTGTCATAATGCATGCCGTTGTAAGCGAGTGGATCTGTGGCGAACCCGAAGTCAAGCCCGTGCCTGATATTGTCGAATGATGGTATCTGGTCTGTGAAGTCTAGCACCTTCCACCCGGACGATTGTTCCTCTGTCATTAGTGGTTTGAATATGAGTGCTTCGAGCGTTCCCCACTTTCCTAGGGTGTAAACGTCATAATAATATTGATCGGTCTCGTTCTCTAGGACGTCTCTGTCCTCCTGAGTGAGAAACATATTATCTTTGTGCGTTGCGTGCTGGATTGTTAGTCCTTGGCGCTGGTAGAAGGTTTGGTCGTCTTGCCAGTTTATGTCTGCGAAGAATTCTTTATATATCCAGGACGATCTTAGGATCGGATTGAATAATAGCGTAATCCTCTTTGTTACCTGTTCGGCCTGGGCAATATCAACCCCACGCATACGGCGTTCCAGCTGTTTATAGGTGTCGACGGCTGTTTCGGTTGCTTCCTCGATAACGATGTCGGTTAATATTCCCTTGGCTGGGGTGATCGATTTGACCTTCTCTACGTCGTCCAGGCCTTGGAAGGTGATCTGGTATCCGTTATCGCACGTGATCTCCATCGGGCTTTTTGTTATCCTGAACCTGTCCTCGATTTTCCATTCCTGGATTGTTTTCACGATCTCGTTGTAGCAACTTCCTCTTAGTGTCCGAGCCACCTGCCTGCAGAACATATAATTTCTGCCGCCTTGCAATATGTCGAGTATTGCTCTTTGGGGTATAAATTTCGATTTCCCTGCCGACGACCCACCGAAAAATACCTGGCGCTGGGCCTGGTTGAATATGTGCTTTTTGTAGATTGGGTTAAAAGCGTTATGTGGCACTTTGAAGTTCATCTGTTTCCTTGTCGGTGTCGGTTTCCGGCGTGCCGTAGGGCTGGATGTTCTCCAGGCCTGGAATAACGACGGTGTGAGTATGATCAACGTCGTGCTTTACTGTGTCCTGCTTCGGCTTGTGTAGGCCGAGCGTTGTGGATCTCTCTTTTTGCACCTGCAGAGCTGCTTTATAATCATGGATCTGCATATTTTTCTGGAATAATAACTCGAGACGGCTCTTAGCTAGTCCCAGCTCCATTTCCTGGTCGTCTTCTGCTGCCTTGGTAATTAGTTCGGTTGCTTCCTGGATGTAATTATCAACAGTCCTCTCTGAGATGTTCCATTCCGTGTTATCTGAAACATATTGAAGAATACTTGCTCTTTTTACGCCTAGCAATAACATATCATAAATTCGTCCCACCCGCTTTGTTTTCTCGGCTTTGGTTGGTTTACCCATTCAACATTTCTTCCATCCAGGCCTGATGGAATTCGTATAATTCCTGGTCGTTCGATATGCTGTAAAGTTCGAACCTGGGATTTAGTGTTAGGTTTGCGCTTCCCACGATGCTGATATAGTGTTCGTTCTTCTGGAATAACATCGCCTTGGCGTGGTTACGGAAGGCAATATACCTTCCTCCTCTGTTGGTTAGTCCTGTTACGAGCTGGGTGTATAGGCTGGATCTCCGATGGTTGAACGAAACATCTGTAAGCATGGCGGGTTTCTTGATCTTTCCTGCATCGATCATTTTGAAGTATTCCAATAAGAATTCCTTTGCCATGCTCCACGTTGAGATGTAGCACTCGTCCACCCCGTTGAGCTGTTCCACGACGTAGGGGATGAGCTGCCAGAAGTCATAGGCGTAAGGATTGCCGACTGTGATCACGTGTCCGGGCTGTGGTAGGCCTTCGGATAATACCTCGTATATCTTCTGTTTCCTCTTTACCAGAACCGCCTTGCGTTTCAATTCTTTCCGGGTCATCTTCGAATTACCTGGTAATCGAAGGTTGTCGAATGTTTCCTTCTCTGCGTCAAAGTCCTCTAGGGCGTCGTCTATCCAATCCGTTGGGTTTGTGTCTTGATCGGTCATGCTGGCTGCTCCTGTGGCTTTTTATGCTTCTCCCTGATGATACAAGGAACAGCATATTTCCAGTTTACGAAGTGGTGCATCCTGGGGTTTGCAGGGCCCATTACCATGATTTCCACGAAACTGGGACAGAACATTATCGTATAGAATGTCTTTACGTATGTCCCGACTTTTATATATAGGTCTGTTACGCCTCCGGGTGTTCCCATGGTCGGGTCTTGCAATATTGACAACAAGGGAATTGTCATAAATAATGCGCCTCTGTTCTGAATGAGTGTGTATGCGTTTACGTCTTCGTTCATACTTCCTGGGAACACATAAGGCCTGTCCACGCTACAAAATATGGTGTTCATGCACTTTCGGCGGCGGCGAATTGATCGGTCGATATTGTTGTCTAGGCCTCCTAGGAAGTCTCCGCCCTGGGCGATTGCGATACTCTCTGCTGGTATCGAGATATAATATTCCAATAACATATTAATGATACTGTCCAGATCTTTTATAAAGTCGGTGTGAATGGCTTCGTACTCAGAGTTTATCCGATATGCGAAATATCTGTAGTCGTCGTCGAGCTGTAGGAAATAATCGAGCCCGAGTTTCTTTGCTATTCCCCAGCAGGCGTTCCGGGCGTATGGCACAGAACGCCGATCGTTGAAGTTGTCAGCCTCGTCGAATAGGGTTGCGGCTTCCTCTTTGTCGAACATGATTACTTCGGCGGGGTGGTCTTTGAAGTTCTCATAATATTGATCGGCTGTAGTATCCTCGTTGTCGATGATTATATATATCTTTCCTGTATAGCCGTTTTTCTTTAGTGTTTTTGTAGTGTGAATGTTTCCCGGCCTGCCATGCGATAGGATAAAAACAGCGAAATTGTAGTTTATTGTCATATATCTTTCCGGTGCTGTGCGACTATGGCCTTCGATAATCTGACGTATCCCAGCTCTATGGCTTTGTCGAAGTCTATTATTATCAGGGCGCTGTTTTCCATAAGGGCTTGGATCTCTGGCGATGAGTGGGCGTAAAATTCGGCTGTGTCCTCGAAGTTTATCTTTGTATGCCTCCTGGCTGCTGCTCTGAGAAACGCTTTCGCATCTTCGGGGATGTCTGCCTGGTCGATTTCTTCTATCAGCTCCAAATACCTGGTTTCATCAAATAGGTCTTTGGGCTGGGGCATTGCTCCAGTGATCTTGTATATCGGGGCCTCGATGCCTCGTAGGGGGTTCTTCTTTTCTGGTCCATCCCCAAAGTCAAGCCTGTTTTCCTCTGCCAAGGCTTTCAACATACTATGCAATCCGGTGTCCTGGGTTTCGATCTGTTTTAATAAGTCATCCAGCTTGTCTTTGTCTGTCCCGGCCATAGCTGCTGTTCTATCTTTGACGATTAGTACCAGCCGCTCCTCCTCCTCTGTAAGTGTCACGTATCTTACTGGGACGAGGGTATCTTCTCCCTTTGCCTGGGCCTGGTTTACACGTTCGTGTCCGTCGAGCATGTTTCCGGTGGTGGTGTTTACTGTGATCTCGTCGAACCAGCCGATTGTGTCGAGGCTTCCCTTTACGGCTTCCTTCTGTGGCTTCGGGTGTGTTCTCCAGTTGGCGGGGTTGGCTACGAGTTCC